GGGTTTAGGCAAAACTGCAACAACTTTAACCGCTATTCATGATCTATATTATAATTTTGCTGTAGAAAGAATATTAATTATTGCTCCTTTAAAAGTTGCAAATAATGTATGGCATAAAGAGGCTAAAAAATGGGAGCATTTACAAGATCTTGATTTTGCTATTGCTACAGGATCAGTAAATGAAAGATTATCTGCTATTAATTCAAATAAAGCTATAACTATAACAAATAAAGAAAATGTACCATGGCTTGTAGAAACTGCAAAATTTAAACATAATCGAGAGGATTTGCCTATACAAATTAATATAGATAATTTGTTTCATAAAATAGAAAGTTTTGATATAATAAAAATAAAAGAGATATTTTATAAATTATTAGACAGAAAATATAAAATAGGTAATAAAATTAAGAGTGTAACTCATATACAGTTAAAAAATAATAATAAAATAACTAAAAAAGATAACATTATTTATATAGATAATAAAAAATTATCAGAAGAAAACCTTTATATATTAAAAGATAGAAAAAATTGGTTGATAAACTGGAAATGGGATATGGTTGTAATAGACGAAAGTAGTAGTTTTAAATCTCACCAAGCAAAAAGATTTAGAGCTTTGAAAAAAGTAATGAAATATATAAATTCTATTGTTTTATTATCTGGAACGCCTAGCCCTAATGGTATGATGGATTTATGGAGTCAAATGTATTTGATAGACCAAGGAGAACGCTTAGGAAGAACAATAACAAATTACAGGCAAAAATTCTTTACACAAGATCCATATAATGAATATAGTTATAAATTAAAAACAGGAGCAAAAGAACAAATAATGGAATTAATTAAAGATGTTTGTGTAACTATGACCGCAGAAGATTATTTAGAACTTCCTGAATGTATAAATGTAAATGAATTTATAGAACTTCCTGATAAAGCAAAAAAACAATATAAAGAATTAGAAAAAGAATTTATTATTTCTTTAGATGATAATGATATTGAAGCACTTTCTAAAGCTACTCTTGGAAATAAATTACTTCAAATGTGTAACGGATCAATTTATGATTCAGAAAGAAATATACATGAAATTCATAATGAAAAGATAGAAAGATTAAAAGAAATTATTGAAGATAACCCAAAAGAAAATTTTTTAGTAGCATATAATTATAAACATGATTTAGAAAAACTACAAAAAGCTTTTCCTAAAGCGGTTAAATTAGAAAAAGCTAAACAAGAAGACGATTGGAATAAAGGAAAAATAAAAATATTATTAGCTCACCCTGCATCAGCAGGACATGGACTTAATTTGCAATATGGCGGAAATGTAATAGTTTGGTATGGTTTGACTTGGAATTTAGAATATTATCAGCAATTTAATAAAAGATTACATAGACAAGGACAAAAAAATACTGTTAGAAATATACATTTAATAGCTAAAGGTTGTTTAGATGAAAAAGTATTATTTTTTGCATTATCAAATAAAGCTAAAACGCAAAAAGACTTAATAAAATATTTAAAATATGAATTATAATTAAAATTTATTTTAATTATTTTAAAATAAATTGTTTACATTTAAAACTTTATTTATTATAATAAATTTATTAATAAACTTTTTAAATTAAAAAAATGACTAAATACAACAGCTTAGAGGAAGTAAAAAAAGATTATCCATTTTTAGATCTGGATAAATTAATGGGATGGCAAAAGGAATATCTGTTAAATAATGATATTCGCTCAATAGATGAGGATTATAATATTAATTGTACAAATTGCACAGATTGCAAAGATTGCATAAATTGCATAAATTGCAATTATTGCACAAATTGCATAAATTGCATAAATTGCACTATGTGCAATGATTGCATGAATTGCAATATTTGCAATCATAGCTGGTTTTGCATAAATTGCAATATGTGCAATGGTTGCGGACATTGTAACCGTTGCAATATGTGCGTTGATTGCTATCGTTGCACATATTGCAATGATTATACTGAAGGCAAAGATCTTCACGGAGATTTTAGTAATACAAACAAATGACCAACCCCAAATAATAAACTTTTTAAATTAAAAAAATGACTAAATACAACAGCTTAGAGGAAGTAAAAAAAGAGGTAACAAATGACTAAAACACTAAAGCAAATCCAAGAGGAGAACAGAGAGTTTATTATCATGGCGAATAGCCCAACTGCTAAAAACTATAAAGAGGCTTTCGAGATGGAGCTTAATAAGCTTACAACTACATACAGAGAAGCAGTTTGGGAAGTTTATCCAAAAGAATATATTTTTATAGAAGATCAAATTTTTTTAATAGATTGGGATATAGATGACCCTTATGATAATTTAGAATATGTAGGCTTGGGTGATGATTTTTTTAAGGTAGTGTTAACTCTAAACAGGGTTTTAATTGCTTTAAAGTTAATTGCTAATAATGAGTATGGTTTTGCCAGAGGTCATATTATTAGACCTTGTATGAAACCAATTCCTAATTGGTATGAATGTCGCACTTATGATTGGGTCTGCGAATGGGATTTAACCAAAGAAACCCTAGAGGAGCAGTCAGAGCGAACGCAGAGAAAGATTAATGAACTTTTAAGAGGTAACAAATGAGGTTTAAAAACACACATAATAAATATAAGCAATCTGAAACCTTAACTTTAGAAAGATTAGAAGAGCTAAATAAAATTTTAGATAAAACTGATCCGTTTTTACCGATGGAGATTGCAGTTTCTAAAAATACATTTAATAAGATTAAAGACCAAACACATGAGCTTTTTGCATCTTTTCCAAGGCTTCTTTCTCCTTCTTCTTGCACCATGTACATAACGGATAAGGTAGATGATAATCATATAGTAAAAATTAACATAAAAAATGAGGTTTAATATGTTTAGAAAAAGAAAAAGCAGGAGTTACGAAAAAATATATCTAGCAAAAATGATGAAAGATAAGGCAGATAAAAAGAACTTAAAAGTGTTAGTATTTTTTAGTTATATTTTATTAATTGTATTAGGGGTTGTTTTTATTTTATGGTTAGGAATATGAAACTTTTTACATTAAGTTCTTTAGATTTATTTTTATCTAATTTTATATATTATCGTGGTTTTACATGTTTAGTAAAACCAATTTTTAATAGTAAACAAGATTATGATAGTAAAAGAGAAAAAATTAAAGAAAATATAAAATATATAGCAGACAAAATAAATAATCCATGACAACACTTAAAGAAGCCTTGTGGGTTTAAAATTTCACGAAGTTTTATAATTAACTCTGATGTCGTTATAATGCCGTTATTTAAAGACATCATTAACAATGATGGCAAGATTAATTCAGTTTCAGAAATTCTGCTAATAATTTGTAATTAACAAGTGAGTGCACTTTTTGTCATTACGACCTTGAAAGCTCACTTGATATGTTTTATCAAATTCTATTATTTGCAAGTTATTTTTTGAATATAGATTTTTTATGAAGTCGGTACTTTTAATAATTAGCATCCACTTTGCAGAAGTTTCATTTATTAGAAAATTTGCAAGCCTTTCTTGATCCGATTTGTCAAATGTATTTTGAGAGTATGTGCTAAATTCGGTATCGTACGGAGGATCTAAAAAAATGAAATCATTGTTTGATGGACTTGCTTTTTTAAAGAAATCATAAAAATCTTCACAGAAAATTTCAGTATTATTTAATTTTTGTTTGATAAAGTCTGATTTGAAATATTCAATTTTACCCTCAAACCTTTTAGCATTATATCCAATTCCACCGTATGGAACATTAAAGTTTCCATTTTGGCAATACCTAAACATCCCACTGTATGCCATATCTCGTATAAAGAAGTAAATGGCAGAATATTGTGGAACTGATAGCTTTGCTTTGTAGTGATTTAACAAATACCTATTGTAGTTATAATATGCGGATTTAATTGAAGCCTCAATGTTATTTGTAATGTCGTGGTTTTCAACTTCCTTGTTTTCGTTTAGCTTTGAAACATTTTTTAGTTTTGAGTTTAAGCGTTTTTTTAGTTCTTTTTGAAAAATATGACTTTCAATTTGTATTGCATTTTGAATAATAACATTAGAATTTATTTGCTCCAATACATAGTTTTGAATTGAATTGTTATGATAACTTTCAAGGATTTGTACGTTATTACTGATTGTTTCAATTTCCTGCCAAATAATATCAAATTGACGAAGATTTTCGTTAAATGAGGAATTACCAATTGATTTATAAACATTAATCAAATCATCACATTTATCGTTTATAAAATACTTTTGTGCTTCTATATTAAGATAACAACTTCCACCGCCGACAAATGACTCGTAGTAGCTTTGAAATTCTTTTGGTAGATGCTGTTTGATGATTTTTAACTCCTGCTTTTTTCCACCAGGCCATTTTACAATTGAAGGATTTGTTGTCATATTAAGTTCATACATATACATAATATAACATCTTCATTTGTTTTTTGGTTTCACTTTAATCAACACCCTTATAACTTAATATTAAAAAATTCTTCTTCATTCATATTTAAAATGTTTTGTAATTCTTCTATAGATGTTTTTTGTATGTAAGGTTTTAAAACTTTATGATAATAACTTACATACTTATCTTTTCTTTCTATAGCCTTTATTGCATTGTCACATTCTTCTTGAGTTATTTCCCTACCAGTAATTTTACCATTGTTATTTTTCACAATAGATTGTGAAGTAAATCTTGCAATAATATCTTGATAATTTTGTGATTTTTGCAACCATTCAGTCTTTGAGTAAACTTTATTGTTAAAGGTTCTTATTTTTTTATTATTTTTTTCTTTAACAATTACAATAATTTCATCTTTTGTGTATATTTTGTCTATTATCTGGTTATCTGGACTTCTTTCTAACCATGCAAGAACTCTTTTATATAATGTATTATCACTTTCTTTAAAAGGTTTTATTAAATCATTATCCTTAGTAAGGACTTCAAGAGTTTTGTTATATTTGTCTCTAACAACTTTATCTATATCATTAATAAAAAAGAACTCCTTTTTTGCTTTGTTTTGACTAATTAAATCATTAACTACAGATAGTTTTAAACTGAAATAATTATTATAATTTACTGCTTTTTGTATCCAACTTGCAGTATATTTAGTTTTCTCAACATCTCTTTGTTTTTTTTCTATTTTAGATAGTTGACCTTCTTTTAAAACGCCTTCTGCTTTTTGAGCCTCCTCCTGCGTTTTATATTCTTTACCATTAAAAACAAAATATTTTTCTTTGACAGTGTATTTTTCACTAGATTTTTTAGCCTCAAGATATGGCTTTTCTTTTAAAAATTTATCTATCTTATCTTCCGAATCAAAATAATTTCTATAATCATCAGTATTTACTAATTTTACATCAATATTGATTGCTTTTAACTCTTTTTCAATCTCTTCTAATTCTTGAGCGATAAGACCATATTGAACAATTTTTTTAGGATCATCAATAAAGTTAAATGATTTGATATTAATTTCTAATATTTTATCAATTAACTCTATAGGTATATCTTCAATATTCTCTTTTAATTTTTTATCTGATGTAGTCGTATAAGATGACGCTCCTACACTTCCATCAACATGCAATCTGTAACTTGGATTTGGTGTATTTATTCCTACATCTCCAGACGGCGTAACCCTCATGCGTTCTTGTCCCAAATAAAAAACAAGAGGCTTTTCAATAGTTTGGATATAAGCTATTGAGGTGTCAATACCCATATGAATAAAACTATTAGGTCCACTAGAACTAGGAGACTCTATCTTAAATTGAATTGTTTGATTTTCTTCTCCTAAAGCGTGTAAAATCCCAGTTGGATTAGTAGTATTTATTCCAACATTTCCAGAATTTGAATTATAAATATTGTTTCCAGATAATACCCAGTTTGAAGGTAAATTAGTTAATTGACTACCATCAATCGCTGGAAGTTTAGAATTATTATCTAAAGCAATCACATTATTCGCACTCGTTCCAACATTCTTTGTTGATGCAGTTCCTAAAGGAACATTATTCAAATAGTATGAGCCTGCACCACTACTTAAAACATTTAAACCAGACTTAAAAGCATTTGCTGGTATTGAAGAAAGCCCTGAGCAATCCGATAATACAATTTGTGTACTAGATGTGTTATTTAATGTTAAAGTTTGAGCTTCAAAAGAACACCTAATAAAATATATTGTACCAGCAAAATTAGAATTAATTGTTATTGGCCCAGAAAAAGTACAATCAATAAAACTAATCCAATTTGTTGTAGATGAAACAGTCAAACCACCAAAAACGCATTTTTCAAAATAATGCCTACCTTGAGTACCGTTAACAATTAAACCATTCTTAACATTAATATTGGTCATCTTAATTCTGGTACAGTTTGAACCAGTTAATGTCAAAGAGCGATTATCAAAAACTGTATGTGGCGAGCCTGCAGGATTATCAGTACCAGAAAATGATATATTATAATAATCATCTATAGTTATATTTGCTCCTGCATAATTACCATGTAGCTGATAATTGTAACCACTTAAGATTGTTGCACTTTGCCAATTATCAATAACAGTTTTTATATCTGTGTCAGAAGCATCAACATATATTTTTGCTGCAATTTTATCTTCTTTTCCATTTAAAGAAGACTCTAAATCTGAAATAGTATTAATTGCTTGTGTCCCAGTATGATTAGCTCTATTAGCTAAAGCAGCTAAATCTAATTCAAAAGTGCTATTGTCATTTTTTTTAAATGTAACTTTTTTTGTTTGAATATCATAGCTTGCTTCCTCACAAAATGTATTAGTGTCAGCAGGCACTATAAAATTTAATTTACGATTAATTTCATCATAAGTTACAGTAATATTAGTTTCTGTGTTATTAGAACACATTTCACCTATTATATTTTGTAATTGGGTTACATTTAAACTTTTTATTGTTTGAAGTATAGACATATTTAATTGTATTTGAATTGCATTAAATCGTCAGACTTAAATTCATCTCCTGTATCAGAAAAAGAATCATCTTCGTGTTTAGTTTTAGCTTGTAACTTTAAAACTGCTCCGTTCCAATTAGGACAAAAAACTTTTAGAAAAAAACCATTAAAACCATTTTCTTTTTCATGGTAAAAAACTTTAATATTATCCCCTGGATTACCTTGAATAACTACCCTGTAATCAAGTATTTGGTCTGCTGTTTTAAATTCAGCACTTCCAGAAGTAGCATCTAAATATTTAACAGTTTTTGACATAGTTTTATTCAATTAAATGTGTTACTTAATATATTTAATTATAAACATTATTAATAAAAAATAAACATATTAATTTTTTATTAATTCAAAATGAGGTAAATCATGAAAATTTTGATCTTTAAAATCATTATCTCCGTCCCAATCTGCACCACATCTTATTTTATAACTCATTTTGCCTTCATCATACAACTTATCAGCAATAGCTTTAACATAACCTATATAATGATAAAACCTATAATATTCGTATTTATCTTTTTTGTCTAGTTTTTTCCAATCAATAGGGTATGGGCAACTATCAACCGCTAATGATTTTTTCCTATTTTCTGTTATTTGATGTTTAGATATTTTTGTTATACCATCTAATTTAGATCTATTTTGACTAAATAATTGTTGTTGTCTTTCAGTAGTTCTAGCTCCTTCTAATATAGAATTATCATATTTTTTAATAACTTCATTAAATAATATTATTAAATCATAATGACAAGTTATTAATTTAGATAATGATTTTTTTGAATATTTAGGCATATTAAAATATATAATTAAAATTTAATGAAAAAACACTTTTTAAATGCAATTCTTTATTTGGTAAAATATAAGAAAAAGAAGGCACAAAATTTTTAGTTGTAAAATAAGATAAATTTAATCCACTTAAAATAGAATGTTTATTTTCATATCCAACTAATAAATTTTGATAATATAAAGATTTATTAATTTCTACATTAGCTATAATTAAAGATGGATTAAATCTTTTTATTCTATACCCTAATAACAATGAATCAATAGTCGTTTTAGTTTTATTTTGAAATATTAAATTATCTGATTTTCTTTTTACACTTCTTTTTATTTCACTGTTAAATAATCTATTTGTGCTTATTGACCAATTAAAATTATTAGAATAAAATTTAGATAATCCTATAGAAATAGATTTAAATTGATCTGTTGGATTTTTAATAGTTTCATATTTATTAATAAAATCATATTTAGGATCATTTATATTAGCATATGAATAAGAAACACCTATATTTAATTTTACATTATTTGCTAATAAAAAATTACAATTACATAATAAAAATATAAAACTTATTACTATTGATTTTTTCATAACTAATTTTTTAAATCTTTACAGCTTTTAATATCAAGCATTTCATTATGCTTGATATAATAATTTAAGTTTTTATCAGTTACAACCTTCTTTTCCTCATCATTCAAACAAATAGGTTGACCCCATAATTTAAAATCATCAGTTAAAGATTTAGTCGTATTACAAGCGTTTAAGCTTATCATCGCGACTAAGTTTAGCAATATTATTTTCAATATTTTTAGCTTTTTTAACATTATTTACACTTCTTGTTAATTGTTTATTTCTTTGTTTGTTTTTTCCAGATTTAAAACCTGCAAAAAATATTGCTGCAATAGTTCCAATAATTGAAATTATTTTTAATAAAAAATTATTCATAGTTACTTTTTATTTATTGTTTTTTCAAATACTCCTATACCTAATAAACTTCCACCAGAAATTAAAAACATATTTACTAAATTCATAGCAGTTATAGAATCAGAAGCACCTTTAAATAATGAAAAATAAAATAATATTATAGAAAAAATTATACCTGTAGATAAAAGAATTGATCCCCATAATCTCTTTGAAGATTTATTACCTTTTGTGTCTTGTAAATATTTATTCATATTATTTTTTTCTAAAATTATCTAATTGTTCTTGTAATCTTTCAACTTTTTCTGCATCTAATTCTTTTTTAATCTGATGTATTTTACTTTCTAAAACTATAAATTTAGTATTTATTTTTTCTTCACAATGTTCTTTTATCTCTTTTTTTATATTAATTTTATTATTTTCTAATTTTAAGTTTAAAGAGCCATTAAAAAGCTTGTAAACAACCCCTAATAAAGCAGATACTAAAGCTAAAAATGCCCAAAAAGCTCTTTCTAAAAATACAGCAGTCATTTTACATATTCCCCCTAGAAAATATAGATAATTCTTCTAATATATCTATGGTTTTATACTTATCACACTTATTAATATGGGTATTAGTTAATGTAAAAATATATACTATGTTTTTTCTTACATCTTTTGTTATTGAAATACCTATATTGTTTATTTTTAAATTAGAATTTGTTATAGCTTTATATAAAGAAGTGTAACTTTTTAAATTATTAACATCATTAAAATAAGCAACTGATCCTGTTTCCATTTTAGATAATAACGAATAACTTTTAGAATCTAATTTATGATTGTATTTGTTATAATAAGGATTCAAATTTTGATCTTTAACAGAAAAAGAGCAATTATCACTTAATTTATTACAACCTATAACATCTTCAAAATAATAATTTTTATTATTTTCATTTGTATCTACTATTATCCAAGACAACCAAGATCCATAACCACATTGATTTACTTCTTGTTTTATTTTATTAAGTATTATATCTTTTTTTAAAGAAAAATGATAATGATCTTTAGTAAAAAAAAGACTAAAAAATAAAAAATATATTATAGCTACTTGAATTATAGCTATTGTTAATGGTTGAATTAATTTATTTTTTATATTCATATAAAATATCTAATTTACCTAAATTACCATTAAATAAATCAACAGGCGTTATTTCTTTTGCATCTCCATATTCAATATGGCTTATATCTATATTTTGATTTATTAAAAACTTAGACAATAACCAAGAGCAAAAACCACCTTTAGCCTTATCTTTTCTCAACATTTTATCTATAAAAGATATATCTATTCCAGATAAAGCAGCTGATAATTTACTATATTTAATTGCAAAATATTTATTTTCAAATTGTTTTGCTAATTTTTTATCAACATTTTTATCTATAGTCTCTATATAACAAACACCTTTAAAATTTTTTAATCTATCATATAAAAAATTTTCTTCCATGCCTCTTTTAGTATTAGCTTCAAATATTTTAGCTATATATCTTCTTTTACTTCTATCATAAGTAAATCTAGAAATATGACAAACATGATCTATAGATTGATCACCATTAAATTTATTTAAAAGTTTTGTTGTTACCAATAAGGGAGAATGATAAAAATTATAAATTGAAGGGTAATAAGAAAAATACAAAATATGTATTTTATTTCTATCTAATTTATCAATTTTATTTTGTAAATCACTTTTTAAAGATATAAGCTTATTATTTTTTTTCATTTTTTAGGATATTTATTTTTAATTTGTAATCTTTTTTCTTGTAAAGCTTTTAGTTTTTCTGGCTTATCTTCAAATTCTTTTTCAAAGTAAGCTTCTTGAAAATCACTGTTGCTTATTTCCTTACTATATTCTTGTTTTCTTTTTTCAATATTAGTTATTTTTGGTTTTTCTAGGTATTTTTTCTCGTATTCCTCTTTGGAAATTTCTTTATATAAAGAACCGTCATCAAAATTTACTATGTCCAAGTTTTTTATAGCTTTATCAATTTCTGCTTTATCAGCTATTGCAAGCTGACATATCTTATTTTCTTTATTTTTATATATAATTATTTTTTTCATTTTATTTACCTTATTATGCAATATTACCAAAAGCTGAAACAGCAATGTATTTTGGGTCGTAGTAATAACCACTTCCAGCAGTGTTATATCGTGTAACAATTCCTACAGTGGAAGTTGTAAGTTTATCTCCAGAAAGATCTTCATCTCTAATTCCTATTGAGGACGAAGAAGAAGTCATTGTCATTAAACCATTGACGCATGGTTTATTTGAAAATGTGATAGAAAAATTTACATAATACTTTCCTGCACTTTCACGAGTTACAGATGTTACATTATAAGAATCAATTATGCTAATAACTCCTGAATTAACTTCAAATATAACCCAAGATTTTGCAATACCTTTGTTGTGTTTTAATATGCTGGCATCAGGGTATTTATCTGAAGTTTCAGCTTGCATTTGGGCTTTTGTAGCTTTTACAATAGCATTATTATTAATTTGTGTATCAACTTCTCCCTTACTGTAAACCTCACTTGTATTTATAACAACTTTCCAGCTATTTGCTCCATCGCAAATTAATTTTAAAGCACCATAAGTTGTATTAATATCTATTGATGTTGCACCATCAATAGTATCTGTTCCATTTCTTTGTACTGTAATTTTATTTGTACCATTAACAGAACCTGATTCATCAATAACAATAATTTCTGCTCCTGCTTGGACAGTTGAAGCTGCAGGAAGAGAAAATGTCCTAGGAGCAGACATAGTCCCTATTTGAGCAACAACCTTATCTGTATTTAAAATAGTATAGTCAGCATTATCAACTGCAACTCTTCTATCAATAGATAAATTTGCTCTTCCTGCAGCTTTATTTGTTGAACTTAAAAAACTATTAATATCTGATGAATATTGACTTGAAATTTTTGCTTTTACTTGAGCTATTGTGACTTTTGTATCTACGCCACTTTCAGTCAAATGCAAATAAGCTCCATCTTGTATAGTCCCTGTTTTCGCTGGTAATCCTGCAACTGTAATATTTGTCATAATTTTCTAACTAATTTTAAAATTAATACTAAAAGCTTTAATATTTGTTGCTGTAACACCAGATATAGGAATAGTCCCATCAGCATTAGCAGTTCCAAATGTTAAAGTATTATTGTTTATAATTTTTGTTGATGCAGCCGCAGAAGTAGGCTTATCAGCAAAACCTAAAACATAATTACTTAAATTTGTACTATCAAAAGCAAAAATAAATGAAAAATGCTCATCTTTTGTTAATCCTGTACCAGTACCATTTACAACTTCTATCATATCATTTGTAAACTTACTCCACAATCCTAACACATTAAACATAAAATTTAAATGATTTAATGAATAACTACCATCTAAACTACCATTATTTTTTAAATTATCAGTAGGCTCTAGTTTATTATTTCCTCCTTGTCTAGTTTCTACTGTGTCGTTATTCGCCCAATCTACTATCTTATTTGGTTTTGTTGCCATAATATTAATTATTTAATTATTGATATGCTAAATTTGCTTTTCCTCCATCTAAAATATTTTGATTTTCATCATAAGCACTTAAAATTGCCCCTGTGTTTGTAACCAAAGTAGCACCAGTATTTGTTACTAAATTTAAAGTTTCTACAACACCTAAACCTTTTCCAGCGAAAATATTTTGAAGTTTATCACTTTGAATTTCTGAACTATAATCTACTACAAATTGAGAACCTGCATCATCAACAATATTATCTCCTGAAGAAGTTTGTAAATTAGCTCTTGTAGTTTGAATTTCTGTAGCAATAAATGGAGTTTCCCCACATGACGCATAAATTAAAACTTCCACCCCTGCCGCTGATAACTTATCAATTATACTTTGAATGTTGCTTGGTATTGTTTTCCCATTCGTATAAATGGTATAAGCAGCAGGAGGATTATCAGAATAAACAACTTTAGTAGCATTAGTTACTATAGTTAAAATTTTAACTATATCTTCTACAAACGCCCTAGAAGTATTTTTAAATATTTTTAAAGTTAGTGCAGAACGATAATCAACATCATTTCTACCATTTCTACTTTCCAATACAATATGTCCTATTAAATCTAATTGTTTTCCTGAAGAATTAGCTATATTTAAAATACCTTTTAAATCAGAAAAAACAACCTTTAATTCATCAAAAGGTTCAGCTACTATTTTAAGAATTTTATTAAAATTTTCTGAATTCTTAAATTGTTCAATATTTAATTTTTTTATATCATTATATATACTCATTATAATGTAACCTCAATTCTACTTAAATTAAATGAAGGCTTTTGCCTAATAGAGCAATTAATATTAGAAGAACTGTAACTTGGCGTTCCTCCCGATGTTCCTGTTGAAGCAATAGTTATTGTAGCAGATCCTATACCTTCAATCTCATATAAAGGTTTATAAAATTTTTGTGTTACAATAACATCTCCTATATTAAAATAATTATCAGCAAATTGCAATATTGATTGTTTTATTGCTGCTTCACCATTTGTAGGAAAAACCTCTTCATTATTATAAGAATTAATAACAACTTTAACCCACATATATAAATTACTAGGTCTTGAAAATTTAATATTATGTGGAATATTTTGATTATCTTTAATTTCTACAGTAATGTCTCCGTGAGATTTTATACCTGCAACTTTCATTTGAAATAATTTATTAGCTATATTTGCATTAGAACCTCCCTCAACAACTGTCTCAAATGATTTAGCAGGAATATTATTTATATCTGTTGTTAAACTATCATTTTCATAGACTTTACAATAACTTACTCCTGAAACTTCATTTAATACTCTTGCCCTAATAGCATCAACAAAATTAAATCCCGCAGCAGCGATATTTTGTTGAGTTCTTAACCTTAAATCTTGATCTGTTTCTATTTCTCTTCCAGTTTCTCCTGCATAATAATTTCTTACAGAATCTAAACCAGATATTGATGTTGAGATTGTATCAATAGTTTCAGCAGCAACTTCATTTTTACCTACTTTTAAAGCAACAACTTCTATTTGAGATTGAACTTTACCAAGAGTTATTTTAGCATCTGCTGTAATATCATAAATATCATTTTTATCAGTAGCTTCTATTGTCATTAAGCCAGATCCTCCATTAGTTATGGTTAAACCAATATTAGCGGATTCAACGGCGGCTTTTAATCCTGCTACAATTTCATCTACTGTAGCTGTTGCATCAGAAGTATAAGAATAACTATTACTATTTATGTAAAAACGATAAGTAGCATTATTACTTATTGTTGTAACTGTCATTTGAACCCAGTTACATTGACTTTGAGTAATAAATTTATCTTCTAATGTTTTAAATATTAATCCTGTTGAGGATTGTGTAACTTGAGTATTTGAAGGGATAGAAGTAGCATTATCACCTCTAAAACTTACTTTAGAAGTTGATGCAGAAGATCCTTGTCTATTTGTACCTACTAAAGACACTGAATTATTTAAAGGTACTCCTGGTGCGGTATTTCTATTTAACGAATTATAAGTATCTTCTGCCACTTGCCATAAAGTATCTACTGAATGAGCCCATAAACCTATTAAAATAGTATTAGGCGAATCTTCGCTGAAATCCGAATCTTGCCCTAATTTCTCTTTCCACTTATTTTTATAATCAATTATAATTTGTTCATTTGTTTTTCTAACAAAGCCATTATCTGTAACGCCGTAAGACATAAAATAATTAAATTTAATTTTTAAATAATTAATACTATAAAATAAAATTATTTAAAGTACAATTAATTTATCCGTAATAACAGAATTGTTTATTGAAATTAAATTTACTGAATATTTAAGTTTTCTTTCTTTATTATCGTAATCAATAGAGCTTTCAACAATTTCTCTTACTCCTTCAACATTTAAAATTTGTTCTCTTAATATACTTTCAATAATATTAAGATCTAAATTTTTAGTACCTAATATATCATCAAAATATGGAATGCCATGACCAGAATTTAAAAACCATTCATCTTTAAAAAATTTTAATCTCATTCTAACTCTTTGTAATATTTCTTTATCACTGTTATTTCCTGAAATAATAGCTAATTTTTTATTATCAAAATAAAGATCATTATTAGAATTTAGTGCTAATGTACTCATAATATTTATATAAATTAAGTTATAGGACCAGTATTAGAAGATCCAGAAGTTACACCACTATGGGTATGAAGATTATAAGAACTATTATTTATTTTTACATCTCCATTTAATTTTATTTCTGTAGCTTCTAATTTTATTTCTGGAGCTTCTACTTTTATTTCAGTAGAACTATTTAATTTTATTTCATTAGATCCTATTATGTTAATAGTATTACTATTAACATCTATTTCAGAAGAAGGTTTTAATTTTACCTCTGAACCCGCATATTTAATAAGTAAATCAGTATTGTTAGCGGCAGGAGATGTTCTACTAAAAGGATTTAATCCTAATAAAGCAATAGCATCTGTTAAATCATTTTGCCTAGGATCATCTGGAGTAACTTGTTCTCCATTTGAAAGCCACTCCTCTAAACTTTTTTCAGAAAATACTAATAAAACAGTATCATCAGCATTTACAGGAAATGTAATAGAAGCTCCTCCAGAAGCAGGGTGAATTACAGGCACATTATGAATTATAGGTAATTTAATAACTTCTCCATCATTGTATTTTTGGTTCAATAAAGGTTGAACCTTTGCCTTTTGTTTTGTGTAATCATATTCTAATATTTTTGCAGGCATACAAATATGCATATCAGCAATCTTATTAGCAATAATAATATTTAATATTTCTGTGTTTCTTATTGTCATTTTTGTATTGCTTGAATTTGACATAACCAATTATCGCTTTCAGTATCACCATTAAATCTAACTGATTTTACTAAAAATATTCCTTTTATTTCAGAACTTTCAACTTTAATTAAATTTTTTGGTTGAATAGAAGGTATAATTAAACAATCTATTTTCCAGCCATCTATTAACTTATTATTTTTAGTTTTAGTTTTTACAGATTTTTCTTTAAACCTTTTAGGCTTATTTATTAATCCTGTTTCAGGGGATAAAAATTGAGTAGTTATCTGTTTATTACTTTCATTAGGTTTGCTTATTATTAAAACATTATTTGCTATTGTCCATTCATAACCTATTCTTGCTAAAACAATATCTAATGCATTTCCAGGTGATCCTATAAATGAAAAACCTTGTTTATAAATATAATTAGGTAATAATGAATAATCACTTTTAACTAAATTTAATTCTCCTATAATTTTTTCTATTATTTGTTGGGTGTTAGAATTTTCTAAAAATGAAAGAGATAATTTTCTATTTGTTAAAGGTATATAACCATCTTTTAAAGTTACTTTAGTAATAATATCTGATCCGTTGTAATCATATTCATATTCAACAACATTACCTATAAATAAAGTGCTTAATTCTTTTCCATCATATCCTATTTTTAATATCATAGAAACATCTTTTTGTTCTAACAAACCTATAGTTTCTTTTGATAAATTATAAATATTAACTTTTCCAGTATTTGTTTCTTTATTGTCGTCCATGTCTATATCAAAAGAAATTCTAAGACCATCTAACAATTTAGAATTTGCTGAACCTAATTTTTTAATTATAACCTGTGTTTTTCTTTTATATAGTCTAATCATATTATATTAATCCAACTTCTTCTTGTGTTAAATATAATAATTTAGCTTCTCCAGATGAAAAAGAGTTTCTACTAATTGTTGCAGATCTATCAGTTATTTCACAATAAAAATCACCTAAAGGAAAACTTTTATTTTTATGTGTAAATAATAAAGGATAATTTGCAACTAATTTAATGTTAGAAACTAATAAATTATCATTTTCATCATATAAAGACATAGTCCAAAAATCACTTATTGAATTATATAAAAACCACAACTTGAATAGTTTTGATTCTAATTCAATAGTAATTGTATGATTAGGATTATTTTTAATAGGAATTATTGTAGCCATAATATTTAAAATAAAGACTTAATAAATTGTATTAAGTTAATTTCAGAATCAGGAGTAAAAACTTTGTTTTCGCCTACTTGCCTACCATAAGAACTTTGTTTTTTAGCACTATCAGTTTTTATTGTTAAATTACTAGTTGCTATTGTTTGACTAAAAACAATCCTAGCTTCTTTAAATGTAGCGGTAAATCTAAAGCTATCCCCATCATTAGCATTAGTTGGCATATCTAAACTTGTCATTACCATATTAGAATAATTTTTAAATTTCATCACAAGATCAACAGGTTCTTTATTTTTAAATATCCTATATAATTCATCGTGAGCTTCTTTTAATCTATTAGGGATATTACCTGAAGCTAATTCTGAAATTCTTTTTATTTTAGAATTTTTTAAAGAAAAGTTACTTATAATAGCTGCAATTATTATTTGAGTAGGCTCATCTCTAAC